ATATTGATGTATTCAAAATGCATGGAAGAGATAGTTTTAATAGACTGGATGAGACTATTGAAATTGTTGAATCATATGTTTCGAATAAAGAAGTTTTATCTAAGACTTCAGAAATTTATTTAGATGGAATACCTAGCGACGAATTGAAGGGGTGGAGAAATAAAATAAAGAAGTGTAAATTCCAATGTTGGGATTGCAATTATTGCGATATAGTTTCCGATCATAAAAAGAAATCACATGGACTTAGTTAAACATATCGATGACTCCATTGAATGGGGTAAGCTTGAAGTATCTAAATTAAATCAAGACATCCTTGATATCCATGGGATAACTAGTAATAAAGTTAAATGTTTTCTAAATAACATTTGCAACATTGACAATGCGACGTACCTAGAAATTGGTGTGTTTAGAGGGTCAACATTTTGTTCCGCGATACATAATAACAATATCAGATCGATTGCTATTGATAATTTTATGTCACCAAATCTAACACCTAAAGGGGTTAGTCAAAAAATCGGTAACCTATACAAACACAACATAGATATTCTTCCACAAGAAGAATTTATCGGTAATGTTAAGAAGTATGGTGACGTTGAAAAAATATCTGTATACAAAACCGACTACCAAACTTTCGATTTTAAGACATTACCTAATGTCGATATAATTTTTTATGATGGCGAAACAAAATTTCATGACCAATATGTTGCATTAACAAATATGCTACCAATATTTTCTAAAGAAACGATTATCATTATGGATGATTGGAATTGGGATAGTGGTGCGTTCAGTAAGTTTGTTAATGATAACAATTTATATATTAGTCATTACAAGGAAATTTTTACATCTGGTGAAGACCCGAATGATTTTTGGAATGGTTTAGGTATATTTTTAATTGAAAAATAGTTGTTTTTCTGGTGCTTTTTTGTTATATTAGTTATAATAAACTTTCTTTAAAACAAAAAAACAAAATGAAGAAAACAATTAAAATACTATCGCTAATGTTAGTATCATTGTTTACTACCACATTGTCATATGGTCAATACAGTAGTAGCGCAATCAAACAGGGAGTTACGGAAACCCTTAAAGACACCGTAGGTACATTAGAAGAGGTTGTAGTTACAGCGAAACCTTACCCTCAATTTAAATTAGTTGGTGAATACAAACAACCAGCATGGACATTAGTCCGAAAATTCCCTTCAACACGTGTTTACGTGATGACGCCACCAAATACAGTTATGTATGAAAAATGGTTCGACATTAGAACTCCTAGAGATGGTTCACCATCTGAAGTTAGAATGCGAGATGAATTTGCTTTTGGTCTTGGTAAAAGATTAGAATTAGATTTATACATGCATACCGTATACAAAGAAAATGATTTAGGCTCAACATTTGGATTTAGAGGTTTTTCTTGGGAGGTTCGTTATGCTCTAGCAGACTGGGGTAAAATCTGGGGTAACCCAACATTATACTTCGAACACAAATTATTACAAGGTAAAAGAATGGGTATTGAACCTAAGATTTTATTGGGTGATAGAATCGGTGATAAAGGTATATGGGGGCTAAACTTAATTCTTGAAGCAGATGTTGCTAAACAAAGAAAAGATCAAAACAGAGAATGGGCTTACACGGCATCCTATGGTAACATCATTAATGATGATTTAACTTTAGGTGTTTCACATATGTTTAGATACAACGATGTTAAACAAACACAAGAATGGTATGTTGGACCAATGGTACAGTACCGTTTCAATGGGCATGGTTATTTAAACGTTGAGCACATGCCAGGACTTAATCAAGACGCAAAATTATCTAGAACCATAATCATATTCGGATGGAGATTTTAATCAAAGGACAAGAGTTCCTTGTCTATTTAATATTAATAATGTTCGTAACAGGTATCCTTAAAGAAAAAGGATACCTTATGGACATCTTTCGACTATTAGTTCAGAAAGTTAAATCAAAAAGAATTGTGGTATTTTTAATATCATTGTTCGGTGGTATTTTACCAATTCCTGGTCGAGTTGCATTATCTGCAAGTATGTTAAACAGTATCGCACCTATTGACAATAAGAAGCGAAA